ACCTGATAGTGTAGCGTTGCCAGCGACCGTCAAATTTCCCGTCATATTGACCAGTGATGCATCTAAGGTTACCACACCATTAGCCAGGGTAGTTTGAATTGTATAATCGCCGTTGACACGCTTGTAGGTAGCCATTTAGAGTTCCTTTGTGTTATTTATGCGGTTTAGGAAGTCTGCAATATCCATATTTCGGAAGTTTTTAACATCGTCAAATTCTTTTACAGGTGTTGTAGTACCGCCCATCACACGCACAAATGCTATTTTTGGAAAGTCTTTCATGACTGTGGTCAACTGTCGTACCCAGTTGCCGGTAAATGTAGGCGGTGCTGAGCTTTTTTTATAGAATTCTGTGTCTGCATAAACGTTGTTAAACTTGGTATGCACAGGCCCCATATCAAACCCAATCAAGTAAACAATCACAGCATTGTCAAAGGCCGCAATGCTGGCAGCTATTGGGCCTGAACTGTAGCCATAGTACTTTTGTGGCACCGGTAATGCCCCAGAACTTGCAACGGGTTTGCGAGTGTAAAATTTGTGCTTTAGTGCGTAGCCAGAATCTTGTATGCGTTCGCTGATAGGACGATCAGTGCTGATCAGTGCTGTGGGTGTAAAGTCTCGGTACAAGGCATTACACCCATAGATAGGACCAAAATGTTTTAAATTTTCTAAATCTACCTGCTGTCGGCTTACGCCGTTTCCCAATACAAATGCTCTGCTCATAAAAAATCCCCCCAGTAATTATCTGAGGGGATTGGTGAGTCAAATCAATTAAGATACAACTTTTTCAACTTGTGCCAATTGTAATGTGCCGTTTTGTGCATCAACACCGCCAACAACTTCTGCACCAGACCATGTGACTGTGCCTTCGTCTGTGAAGAAGTTAACTGGATAGAAATTTTCACTACTTTGTATATTACTACCAACATTGCTGTCGCTGTAATTTCCGTAAGTCATACCGTTCCAATCACGAATCCACTTGTTGGTAATGTAACTGGCATACACATCAGAGCTGTCGCCAACTGAAAATGCAATACTCATATTTCCTGCTGTAGGACTACCTGTATTTGACAACACACACTGGCCAACTGCGTAGGCTGTGCCTGATCCTGATCCTACACCAGTGGCAGTAAAGATATCACCGGCTGCTGCTGTGGCTTCACCACCAATGGTAGACCATGGAGTATTACTTGGATCAACAATTTGATATGCTTGGCCTACAATAAAACTACCCGCGTTAATCTGTGAGGCCGTTGCCGCTACCAAAAATTTATGCGAACCTTTCTGACGAATGATTCTTCCAGCGCCTGATCCAGTGCTGGATCCATCGGCCAGCAGGATGTTAACCGCAGCGGCAATTTCTGGAAATGTTGCACTTGCTGTGCTAGTAGCAGGCGATCCGCCAACCACACCCAAAAAGTCAGTAGCACTTAGTGTATCAGCCGAATTGTAAACTGGATTTGTTAACGATCCAAAGTTAGGATAACCAGCATCAGTTAAAATGCTGTTGTTTGTTTTTTGTATTTTTAGAGCTCGTCCCATTTGATTTCTCCTTATAGAAGCCCGATGCGGGTTCTAGCCGCTACGCTGTGGGTATTAATCTCAGCATAAAACACCGTATTGTGTTGACAAGTATTTATAGAAAATGTAAAATAGTACCATACTGGAGTGTAAATACCCGATGGATATCAATCAAATTATAGAGCAAGGCAATCAATACCGTGCTGACGATCAACCCGAGGCTGCGCTACAATGCTATGCCGAGGCAATGCGGCAGGATCGAAAAAATGCTGCCGCCTTCAACAACTACGGCAACGTGTTACGTGAAGTAGGAGAGCCAGAGGGTGCAATACCATTTCTAACCAGATCCATACAGCTAGATCCCAACAACATCACGGCACAGTTTAATCTTGCTGTGGCACACTTGTTGAGTGGCAACTATGCTCAAGGATGGCCTGCGTACGAAGTGCGATTCAACTATGAACACCTGGCTGGTACATTTCCAAAATTTACACAGCCTCAATGGACTGGACAAGATCTCAAGGGAAAAACTATTCTTGTAATAGGCGAGCAAGGTCATGGAGACAACATTCAGTTTGTGCGGTTCTTGTACAACTTGCATGTGATGGGTGCAGAAATTATTCTGCAGGTTACAGATGGCCTTGTACCAATGCTGAGCGGCAGTCCCATAATCAAACGTGTGTCTGGATACGACTATTCAGTGTCAGACTTTGACTACTGGGTGCCTATCATGAGCATTCCAGGAATCTTGGGCATTACACTACAGAACTTACCTAGTCCAATAAATTATCTAAACGCTGATGGCGGATTACAACAACAATGGTTACAAAAACTAGGACCAAAAAAACGCATGCGGGTGGGGGTTAGTTGGAGTGGCCGCAGAGATGCATGGTTAAACCGCCACAAGGGCATGCCGTTTGAAGACATGCTAAAAATGATTCAAGCAAATCCACAGTATGAATGGATTAACTTGCAAATAGATGCCACTGATGAAGAAACTGCAGCCTTGGAGTCTGCCGGAGTTACAATGTATCCAGGCAGTATTCAAAGTTTTGCTGACACGGCTGCACTGATAGTAAATCTTGATGTAGTGGTCAGTGTGGATACTGCCATTGCACACTTGGCCGGAGCACTGGGTCGTCCCACATGGATCATGCTCAACTGGTTTGCTGTGGACTGGCGTTGGTTGTTAAATCGTGATTCCAGTCCGTGGTACTCAACTGCACGATTGTTTCGTCAACCAGCCATGGGCGACTGGGCCAGTGTAACCAAGAAGGTTAGCCAGTTCCTAGGCTGGTTCAAAGTTTAAAGACTATTATACCAACTGGCCAGGCGTGGGTACGTGTCAACAAAACAGTTACCACGACGTTCATCAAACTGTGTGAAGAACGTTTTAAAATCTTGACTTAGATCATCTATGTCAAATGTAAGAGTCTCTTTGTCAAAGTTTTGACCTTTGTCCCAGTTTTTAACAAGTTCTTTGTGTGGTACTTCTGCTGTGGCCACATAGTGTATAAATCTGTTGATATGTACTAAATCAAATTCGTTAAACCATTTGAGGTTTTCAGGATTGTCCATGTAGTCTTGAATTTCTTTGCTGTACTCTTTGCGCAGGGCCATTGGCAATATAAACAGATTCTGATATGTAGGAAATCTCACAGGAGTAATACTGTAAAAAACTGCGTTTGGAGATCCAGCAGTTTCTTTCTGTTCTTTGACCCAGTTTAAAAATCCCAAGAAGCCGTCAATGGCAGGTGCATTCACTGTGCCCATGATAAAAATTGGATTCTTGATCAATGGTGAATCACGAATAATTTCAAAATTGCGAACAAAAGTTTCCCACTCTAGGCCATCACGTACATAGGTACCTTTGTCACCAAGTGCTTCACCGCTGGTGGTAATTTCAAAATCCATGCCAGTTTTTTCTACAATGTCCAAGAACTTGTAGAGTTTTTCTGTTGGAAAACCTAGATTGGTACAGATACTGATTTTGGCGTCAGTTTTAAATCTACCATCAAGTAACATGTCAAAAAAGTCCCATAAGTATCCACTCATGAATGGTTCGCCACCTGTGATCTTGAATGTCTTGACCGTCTTGTGTAGACTTTGTTCCCACCATTTGAAAAATGCATTGATGTAAGGATTGTCTGATCCGTAATCAAATCCGTCATCATCGTAGCTGGGTAATCCATGCTGATTGCGAATGTCAGTTTTTATGTCTAAATAAGGGCCGTTCTTTTTTAGGTCTTTGACCCAGGTAGTGCTGGCGCCCGGCCAACAATAGGTACATGCCATTTGACAAGTTCTATCAAATGCAATTTCAATATAGTCTAGGTCAACATCTTGATCCCAGGGTGCATCAAAAACACGTTGTAGATCTTCTTCAGATGAATGATGACTCAAGAACGCACGATCGCCAATGATGTCTGGATGCATTTCTTCGTATGTCCAGCAGTACTGACAGTTCATGGGTTTTTCACCCAACTGCATCATTCTGCGTTCTTCTTTTTTTATTTTGGTATTGTGTATGGCACTGGGATTGGTTTTGATTTCTTCAATATCAATGTTATGCCCGGGGTTGTGATGACAACTAGATGTTCGCCCAGGACGTAACCATATGGTTGAGTTGAGCCATTTTGCACCACAAAAACTAGGACTCTTAGAGTCTAGTACACGTATTTTCCAACTTTTAATATCTTCATGTTCCATGCCGATATTTAGCCAACAAAAAAGCACCCGGAGGTGCTTTCTTGATTTGAGTACAATCTCTGATTAAGAGAAAGACAAGTTGGAAACAGCAATCTCACCAACGTAGTCACCAGCATTACCGAAAGATGATGCAGTGTTAGTTAGTTCGATGTAACCATAACGTGTCATGAATGACACAACTGGTTCGAATGTTGTTGGATCCAATACAACACCACTGCTCATCAATGGAATGTATGGGCAGTAGAATGCAGGAGCGTCAGCTTCTGAAGAACCTTTATAACCAACCAACACAGGTGTTGTGTCAGATGCATAAGAGTCAACGAACACACGCATAGCGCCGTTCAATGTACCAACAAACTTGGTGTTTGTAGGAGCTTCAAAAGTACC